GGAATATTCAGAATCTTGATATTTATATCTATATGATATTCTAGGGAACTTAAATTCAAATATTTTATCTTCTACATCAAGCTTATCTACAGCAAATCTTATCTCATCAATACCCTCAGGAACACTTGGTGGAGTTTCGTCAAAACCTATTACTTTACATCTAACTTGAGCGTTACCAGTTGATACAAAGTCAATAACTCCATCGTTGTCTAAATCTTCTTGTCGCATTCCAAATTCTGCAATTCGTTCTACCTGAATATAATCAATAGTAAATACGTTTGGCGTTGTATTGCTTGGACCTCCAGGATGATAACCTATAATTTTATTTGGATAAGAGTTCCAACTAGGCGCGTAATACATAGGTTGTGACATGTTTACTTCAAATTCATATTCTCCATTACCTTGATAATAACCGTTAGAAGTACTGTTCCCAGGACCATGCCACACTGGTTTATCATCATTAGAAGCGGCTCCAGAAACAAACATATTAGCAGGGCCAACTAATCTAACCGTATACTTACCACTTACATAATTACTTATTTTAAATTTAACTTTGTATCTTGCGCCAACAACCCAATTTTGTTGGGTGTTATTAGCTATTGTTCCCCAGTAAGTTAGTGTTGAAGAATCTCCATTGAAATTTATAGCATTATTTGCCGAATCATATTCTTTCCATAGTATTCCACTATTATTATTGGATGTTGAGTAACCACCCCATTGATCAGGAAATAAACCATCATTTCTAGGGGTAAGGAAATCACCATTTGTATCTACTCTTACGTCTTGATCAGAAAATCTATTAACAGAAGAATCTAATATTTTTGCTTTTACACTATAAGAAGTTAGTGGTATAGTAGGAGTTTCATTATAATCTTCACCAGTAAAAGGTTGGAAAAGTAATATATCACCAACATTCCAATCTAAAGTAAAACCACTTTCACCGTCAATATCAGTTTCAATTTGAGTGTCAAAATTATCACCTATTTTTAATCCACTAAAATCATGATGGTGATTAACCCAACTTACCGGATCAATCCACATAGATGAATTGTTTTGCTCGTTTGTTATAGAGTTAGTTCCTGGTGGATTACCAATATTTCCCCTTGGTTGTGTTGGAGGTGATGGTTTAGATGTTATTCTCATAACGCCAGCATAAGTCTTATCTAAATCTCTTTCACCAACTAATTTTATTTCAGGAGCAGTTTTAGGTTGTTTTTTAATAACAGTGATATGCTCTTCTCTCAAATCCTCTTCAAGTCCTGTTTTTTCATTAATAAATTTAGTGTGATTAAGGCCACTGGAATCAGTACCTTCTATTGAGCGGGGTATATTTATCTTTTTTGGTTCAGAGTGATTATCTGTCCAAAATAACATATCGTCAATTATATTTATACCGGTAATTAATCTATCAGAAGAGAATTTTAGAACTTCACCACTGGTATCAATAACAACTGGTGTTATAGAATTTGTTTTAGAATCATATTCTATTATATAACTACCAACCTGTTTAACTGATATATTATCAATATCTCCATTGAAATCAACGTCTCCTACTTGTATGTAAAACCTATTCATAAATTGAGGATCCGTAGTATTTTGCGTCCCTACTTGCCTTATGAATTTATAAGTTTTATTTTCTGGAGTAAACGTATCAATTCCAAATCCTTTTCCTTCTTCGTTATAAAGTCTAACGTTAATATTTCCTGAATCGTAATTAGAAACGGTAAATTGAACTTCATAAAAAGAATTTTCTATAAACGAACCACTTGGTGTTCCAGTACCTACAGTCGGAGTATTTGATAACCATTGGTTTATTTTATAGTTTTGAGGCGCATCTGTTGCACGCGCTACTACATCTTTATACCCAGTTTTAAACTGCCAACCTTTATCAGTTGCTGAGTCATAAGTTAGATACCATTCAATTGAAGATACATTCCCATCAAATCTACCGTTAACTAATAATTCTTTATTCTCCGTAACAAGATAATATAACTTATCGTTTTTTTCATCAGCAATACTACCTACGCAATAAGCGCCTTCTCTAATAAAACTTTGACCAGGAACTAAAGAATTACCTAATATATTTTGAACAGTTCCAACGTCAGATCCTTCCGAAGTCGAAACTTGTATGTTCATCGCATCTCTATATTCTCCATTTGGAACAATTCTCTCATCAAGATCCTTGTTCATTTTACCACCGGTAAAATTATGCTTAATTTCTGGCATGCACTAGTGTTTTATATGTTTCGACTTACCTCTTAGTATTTGAGTTAATTCTTCTAATTTAATATTTGATAATCTTAGTTTTGCTGTTCTTACAGCGGCAAATTTTTCTTTTTTATAATACGCTAATTGATTTCTTCCAACGTTGGCTCTACCTGACATAATAGAACAAAGCATGTGTTTATACATTGCTTCCTCTGCAAACTTATGAACTTGCATTTCTGAATCTGTACCTAAACTATCACTTATATAATCTAATACAATTGTTTTTCCAGATATGTTAGAACTAAAATGTATTTTTCCTAACGCATTATCTATATAAAAAGAACCATTAGCTTGAGCGTGTTGAGGATTAAGACCGTACCTCCCACCATCTATCGGCCAATAAGTATCGTCTTGATAATCATTTTGATTTTCAGATGGAGTTGCAGATTTATATTTTGACCAAGCGTCAGAATCAGCTGGGGTAGGTGAGGTAAATACTATTTCCTTATTTACCTTTTTACCTATACCATCTGTTGGTTTACTTGAAAGAAAAATTCTTGTACCTATCCCGCCTGTTCCGCCAATAGCGCTAGTGCCAAGTGTATCACCAATACCAATTACATATGTACCAATTGGGAAGTATTCATTAGAAATTAAGTATCCAACTTTAATGTCTGTTTGTACAGCTGCGTATTCAACCCATGCCTCATTTTGTTGTATTTCTCCACCTTCTGTAAAAACTTGGGCTTTTGGCATTGTAATTAGGTCACCATTACCTGATATAAATGTATATTCAAGTGTTGTTAACGCGAGTGTATCATTACGTATACTGGTAGTATCTAAGTTGTGAGTTAAAGTTATTTTTGACACACCATCAACTATATCGTGACCATAAACTTTAGTTCCAGGAACAACCCCTGGTCCTTCCACATCCATACCAACCAAAATATTGTTATATTGATCATCTAATGTTAGCTCAGAACCACCATCAGTACCTACCGTCCCTGGATTACCAGTTCCTGTTCCAATTACTTTTATTACAAACCCACCATCAGAGTTTTGATAAGGATTGTGAGGATTTGATGTTTTACTTGTAGGATATAAAGTATGTTTTATACCAGCGCCATTTACCCAACTTAACTTAGTGTAATTAACATAATCATGTGGCAATATCATTTGTAGCGTGGCCGGAAGTGTTATTTCTTGAGATTTAACAGATTTAAAAGTATCAAATGATAATTCTTGTAATGCTCTTTGAGCATGAAAAGCTATGTCAGCTCTTTTTATTCTTGGTATCAACTTGTCTTCTCCAACATAAGATATTTGGAAATAATTTATAATATCATCTAAAGAGGTGAATTGATAATTACCATGTCTATCTTCGTCTGCATAATATCGTCTTTGAGTCTGATTGTCTAATAATCCCATTTATTTATATTTTTTCTTGTTGAATTTGAGCAGCTCCTAATCCAGTCGCTTGCTGTGCTAATTGTGGTTTTTCAATTGCTATTCCAGATAGTGTTAATATTCTATATATTAATTCAGTTTCTTCTGCTGGGTGTAAATCAAAATCAATAGACGAACTTGAATTATATAAAGGTTTATCATTTATAACAACATAACCCCATTTTGGCGCAATAGGCTTTTTTACATAACTAATAAGCACTTTATCTATACTACTATTCTGAGATGGATAGGGATATATTTTTATTCTAGCTTTTCTACCACTAACAGTATTATATCTAGTATACACAGGGCGTTTTTTAGAGTTTTTTGTCAATGGAGAATCACCATATATATTTAAATCTTTTAATTGTATTTCTTCAGCAACCCTGCTACGTGGTTCAGATCTGTAGTCAACTTTAACCATTCCCAATCTATACAAATCAGTTATATCATCTCCTAAAATAATATCACCCCATTCATTTACCACTGAAACTTCTTTGTTATACACCTCAAATATACTAATTTTTTCTTCAAGATTATTTATCATATCAGAATAGTTAGTATTGTTACCAGGTATTCTTTTAAACTGGTTAACATCATAAAAATATTGTTCGAAGATTTCTTTTTGAGCATGGTCAGCAAATAAGTTGAATTCTTGAGGAGTGATATATCCTCTTTGCTCTTTGTTAGCGAGTGCTAATACTTTTTGATATACTGTGTCTACGCTTACTGCCATAATTTTTTTTTAATTTATAATAAAGTAACCACCCCGAAGAGTGGTTACTCTACTAAGGTTGATTACGAATTTAATCGTTTTTCTATATTGGAGTATATCTCCATACCTTCATCAGTTTTAAACCAAGCAGCTAAAGCCGAATAAGGGTGTTCATCAAAAGGTACATTCATTAGTTTTCTACCATTAGAACCCCAACTAAATGTTCTTTGATCAGAAGATAGGTTTAATATACCTAGTTCTGTTGCTTTAATACCAAAGTTTCTAAGAACAATATTATCATCATTTACTAATTCTAAGAATACCACTGGGTTTTTCTTAGCATATAATAGTAAATCTCTTTTAAGCTCCTTAGAAGTCATTTTAGACACTTTAGAGCCAAGTTCTACACGCATAATAGCTTCAGCCATATCAATATCTAGGTTTTTAGCTGTCATTAGCGCTTCAACTTCGGTTTCTAACACTTCCATTTGAGATATTGCGTTTTTCACAGGAGTATATTCTGTAAACAACTTATCTCTATGTGGGTGATACAAAGAAAGTAGTTTTTGTAAAACAACTTTTTCTTTTGGAACGTTTAAATTTCCTCCTCTAAAAATAACATGTTCTAGTCTTTGGTCTCCTAACATTTCGTCTACAAAGCAAGTTTTTTGATTTTCACAATACTTTAGTTCTCTTTCAAAACCCTTACTTTCATCAAACCAATATATATTAGCAGTTTTAATTTTATAAGATAAAGGTTTTTGATTATTTTTTAAAAAATAAGTTCTATCTTTTATCTCCCAACCATCATCTGCTTTTTTGTAACTAGGTTCTTTTCTTTTTTGAGTTGGTATTGGTTGTTCTGCAACCGGTATTTCAACTTTTGGTTGTTCTACAACCGGTGGAGTTGATTCCACTTCTGTTTTTTGTTTTTTTGACATAATATAATATATAATAAAATTAATAAAAATAAAAAGGAGGGCAGAGAGCGTTTACATGCATGCCGCCCTCCTTCTTAAAATATAGTGCTTACTTCATTAACATAAAGTTGTTAGCACCTTGTGTAATCAAGCATCTTTCAGATAGCATGTGGATTTCCATTGCATCTAAAGCAGATGTAGAAGCACCAACTGAACCAGTAACCCAAGTTTTTAACTTTCTGTTATCAGTTTGTGAAGCTCTATATCTTACGTGTAAGAATGGACGTCTCATGTTTTTACCTAGTTGCTGATCATAGACAGTTGAAGTTCCAGCAGGAACAATAACTCCTCTAACAGCATTAACTGTATCTCTAGAGTTAATACCACCTCTTGTAGCTTTATCATTTAAGTATCTAAAGTCAGATTTGTAGAAATCGTAAGATCCACGTCTGAAACCAGAGAAACCTAAGTTTAATGCCATGTCCTCAGAGTTGTTGAATACTCCAAAAGAAGTACCACCAGCACCATAAGAATTCATTGAAGCTAGCATGTCATCTATAGCAAGAGACGAAGCTCTGTTTACAAACATCATATTTTCTTCAATAGCACCTTGAGAATCAAACTCAGCTAAGATAGCGTCGAATTCAGCTAAATCAGTAGCAGCGTTAACACCAGTAACACCAGTAGTAATATTTCCTCTGTCACTAATAGCGTCAAATAAACCTTGAGTACCCCAAGAACCATCAGCAGCAGTATCAGTACCACCTAAGAAGTTATCAGCCTCAGACTTAGTGTTAGTCACTTTAACAGATTCTAACATTGCCATTTCTAATTGATCAGTAAATCTCATTCTCGTTTCAGATTCAGCTTTTAGATACCATAAGTACCCAGAAGTTCCATCTTCTTGAGAAATTTCAACCCAACCAACTCTAGAAGCATCAGAACCAGAAACGCTATAATAGTCTTTCATTATAATTGGTTTGTTGCTAAAAGATTTAAATTGAGGTTCGTTTGATTGACGGAAGTCAACTTGATCAACTGATCTAGAGTGAGTATTTCCAGTAGTTAAATCATTTTTTAGATAAGACATACCTTTTCCATACTCAGAACCAACAACTAGTACAGTTACAGTATCAGTACTAAAACCAATACCTGCTAATGTTCCTGCTGTAGTTACTGAGTTATAAGGAGCTACATCAATATCATCAGCTGTAACACCTGTAACTAAACACATAGCTGTTAAAGAAGCGCTAGATACTAAAAGTAAATCGTTTACTCTAATACCGTGATCAATAGCTGAAGTTGATGTAGCATTTCCATCAATATCACTATCGATTTCAATAACACCACCTGGTTCAGTACCGTTCACTGCCTGTGCAGTAGTACTTTTAATGTTTCCTATATAAGACAGATGTAATCTACCTTGTTCAGACCAAACTACCTGATCAGCAGTCATAGCCTCTTCGGCACTTACTTGAGCAAGAAATCCTGAAATAGTTCTGTTTCCAAATACTTCAGCTTCTTTCTCCATTAAGTCCGGTACATATTGTTGCGCCCAGTCCGTAGACCCTGACGCTAAATCTAGATAATTTGTTGCAAACGTAGCCTTAGTTGGCGACGGTACACTATTCAAATTACCTCCTGGATTTGAAATTGCCATAATTTTTTAAATTTTAAATTGTTATTTATTGTTTTTCATTTTAAACTTAAAATCAGAAGAATTATCACCTAATACTTTTACTTTAACACCTCCCGACTCAACAACTCCATGTTGTTGTCTAGGGTTCATGCTAACGTTTTTGGCTTTAGCAACACTATCTTTTATAGCATCGGCTTTACCTTGTTCGTAAAAGTGATTAGCAATAGCATCAGCATTCATAGCTGTAAATAGAGATTTATGATAACCTTTAGCATCTTTCAAAGCTTTCTTTTCATCAACAAACTTTGTCATGAAATTATTAGAATCACTTTGTAACTTTTTAACACTATCAGCATCTTTAACATTAAATCTAAATTTCTTTTCTCCTATTTGATATTCAAAACCTTTGAATTTATCATTAAAAAGATTATTAGTTTTTTGTTCAAAAATCTTACTATTATCGTTTACTATCTTTTTAGTCGCTTCTGACTCTTTGTTGTATCTATTAAAGAAATTTACAGCTTTTTGTTGTTCTTGAGTCAACTTTGACCCAGCTTTGATTTCTTCATAGTATTTGGACTTTTGCCCGTCCAGATGGGCCTTAGCACTGGCAACTTGCTCTTTTAATGCTAATTTTTTTCTTTTAATATCTCTCTCTTCATCAGTTTCTTCGTCATAAGAGAATTGATCTTCCATAAGGAAGTTAATTTCTTCTGTAGTTAAATGAGGTTTTGTTTGTTTGTAGTATTCAAGTAATAAATCTCCATCTTCAAGTTTATTATAATCTTGATTTAACCTCACATAATCTTCTAATGTACCACCAGTATCTTCCATAAAATCTATAACTTTTTGTAGATTTTCAGGTAAAGGTTTTCCAGTTTCTGCTTCTTCTACTTTAGCATCTAATAACTCTTCTGTAAGTTCAGTTGTTTCGTCTTTAACTTCTTCATCAGTTATTTCTTCTAAAACTGGGGTTTCTTCTTGTGTTTCTCCTTCCGGTTGTACTTCTTCTTGTTTTTCTGTGGGCTCGGCATTTTCAGGCTCTGTAACCACTCCGCTGTCGTCAGCGTTATTTTCTTTAGTTTCATTTTCTTCTGGTTTTGGTGGTTTACTTAAATCTACCTTAATAACACTATCGTCACCAGTAGATTCAAATTTACTTTCATCAACTGGTTGTTCAGTTGGTTGTGTAGTTTCTTCAACTACGTCTTTATTTTCTTCCATAATATGATATAATAATAATTAATAATTTTTATCTAGGGTCGAAACTACCTAAATCAAATCCTCCTCCTAAAGTATCATTACCTGCGGATTCAAAGTTTTTAGGTGGTTTTCCACTATTTCTTTGTTCAATCATTTCTGATTGTTGTGTTGCTTGAATTTTTGTTCTTTCGTCTTTACGATCTTCTTTCTGTTTTTCTCTATCTCTCATGCCATCTACTTCAATTCCTTTAAGTTGCATGTTATATTGAAACTCTAATTCCATTAACTCCTTTTTAAGTTCTACTTCTTGTCTCATTTTACCAGCATCTATTTCTGCTTTCATTTGTTCTAATTGAACCTCATTTTGAGTTAATACTTGGTTTTTCTGTATTTCAATTTGAGCTGTATTTTGAGCTGATTGAGTATTAGATTCTGTTTGAGCTTGAATGTTTTGCATTTGAATTTGTCTATCTAACTCTTCTTTTTTCTTTCTACGTATTTTTAAAAGTTGATTAGCTAGTTTTACATTTTTTATTTCTCTAAGATCTACAGCATCTTCGATGTTTATATTCGTTTGTTGTAGTGCCATTTGAATATTATTTTCTAATATTGCCTTTTCCTCTTCATCTGGTTGTAATTCTATAAATATGCCAAAATCATAAAGATGTAATTCTTTCATTTCTTCTAATGTAGCCACATTGTGAGATCCAATAGCTTGAATAAAAGCATCTTTTGTTGGTGAATATTCTAAAACATCAGATATTCTAAGAGATAAACATTCTGCTGTTTCTGCTGTTAAATACAATCCAGCTTGCAATATATGTCTTGTTGCAGTGTTGCTATTTGCGGCTGCAAGTTTTTGTACACCAACCAAAGCGTTTTTATCTGGCATACTACCATCTCTGGCTTCGTTTAATCCTGTTACGTCTCTTATCATTTGTAAATAATAATTATACGTACCAATTAAACTTTGTAATTTAGCGCCACCATTTCCAGATTGTATTTCTTGAATAGGTACTTTACCTGGATTCATATCGCCTTCACTTGTAAATGATCTCCCTATTACGGATCCTGTTTGGAAGAACATGTTCAGGGCTTCTTGTGGATTATAATTTGTTCCATTACCTAAATCTATTTCAGCAAGACCATCAGCATCTAAATATACACCATCAGGTGTCATTCTTGACATTACTTGTTGTAACTTAAGATGCGTTAATTGGATCATATCAGCAAACCCAGTAATTCGCTTTACTAAAGAATCAATTTTACCATTATACATTCTAGGTGCTACAATAGCATAATTCATTTTAACTTTGGTAAAATCACTTTTAGAACGCATCATATTTTTTGCCATTTCCCATTTAAGCAATTTATCAGCATTTAATATCATAGCTCCTTCGTACAAACACTCTATAGATTTTGACAACTTGGAATAACCACCTTCTTTATCTTTTGGAGGATCAAATTTGTCATTTTTTAATATAACTTTATCAGCACCACTACCGGTTTGTTTAACTTTATAAACTTCATTCATATAAGTTTTATAGTTGAAATACAAAACTTGAATAGTGTTATTATCTTCTTTGTCAATAGAAAATCTAGTACTGTTATTATTTCTATTAAAAGATTTGTTTTTCATTATTTCCTCAAGATCATTCTCTGTTAAATGGGGAAATTGTTTGGCTAATTCATTTACCGGAATGGATTTAACTTCACCAACGTAATATATATCATCAAAATAAGGAGAATCTGTATAAGAATAAACAAGATTAGCAGGATCTACATAATCAACCGTTATGCCTTCAGCTGTGGTAAAGTTTGTTTTTACAGCGCCAATACCTAAAACTGTTAAATCATAATAAAAACGTTTTTTAGTTAATTCGTATTTATTACCTTCAAACAAAACATTTAAAGCTTGTTCCTCCGCAAGTTCTACGGCTTGCTTATAGTCAAGCTGCATGTGCAACGCAAGTTCTTCTTCACTACCTGGTAATTCTTCAACATTACTTTCTCTCATTTCCATGTCAAACCTAGTTTTAACTTCTTGGTCAAATTCTTGAGATTGCATATCTCCAAGAATTTTCTCCATGTATTTTGTTCTTTTATTTACGCCGTTTGGTGATTGAGAAAATGCTTTTATATCATAAGTTCTTTCCGCTATACCGTTTACTACTATATCTACAAATTTTGAAACAATTGGAACTGGTTTCCAATCTAAATTAAGATAGGACAAATCACCATTTATTGATAACTCATCCTTATATTTTTGAATTGATTGTTCGCCTCTAGCGTACAGTTTTAATCTATGGAAATTATTATGATTAGTTCTATACTTATTAAGACTTCTATCATTGTTAAACCACTCAGTTGCTATTGCTTTACCTACTTTTAGACCATATTCTTGACTATTTTTTTCAGTATCACTCACTGTTTGGCTTGGAAAATAACTTTTAATGCCAGACTCTGCCATATATTTATTTTATTATTTGTGAATTAGTTCCAGTATTTTTATACTTAGAAATATTTATGTTTAATTTTGGTTTTTCTATTTTAGCGTTTGGAGCGTATAAATGCCTATTATTCGCCATGATTGCTAATCCTGAACTAATAGACGCATCAAACTTTGTACGTTTATTAATATCAAATCTAGTCCAATCATTTAATAACTCATTAAAATATAAATTACCAAATGTTCCGTCTTGCTTCATGCCAACATGATCTTGAATATACATCTCTATCGCTGCCGCATGAGCTTGTTTTATATCTTCACTGGAGTTTGGAATTCCCCCAACTTCTTTTTCTGCCACAGACAACTTGTTCCATATCTTATCTGGTCTGTTCATGCTAAAACCCCTGTAACCTCTTCTTCTAAGATAGTAAAGTAGTCTAGGTTTATTATTCTCTGCTAATATAGGCATACCATAAAATACCAATGCCATTAGAACGTCCTCAAAGAACATTTCTGCCGTAGGTGGTCTTGATAGGTATTCTAAAAAGAAACTATTCGCAGGAGCGTCCTCCATGCTAAACTTGGTTAGGCCGTGTAATGCTCCTTTAGATCCTTGTCCATCTACGGTCCCTGATATATCATAAGAATCGCAACCAAACGCCCCCATGTGTTCATTACCAGGATATTTTATACCATTTTTAAATACCACTCTATTTTGCAACTCAGTCTTTGGAACCCAACTAACTTTAAACCTACCTCGTTGATCTGGGTAAAATATGACTTGTGTATCTTTTACTCCGTTAACCCACTGGAAATTACCTTTGGTAATACCAAGTGTTCTAGACATTTCTTCATTGTAATCTATTTGCTCATATATTTTAACAAGATTAAATATACTTCCTTTTGTCTCGTCTCTAAAAGCATGTTCAGTAGTTTTAGGAAATTGGCGATAAAATTCGTTTAAAGCATCATGATCACCTTTTAAACCATCAGCTTCGTTTTGCCAATGATCTATAATACCTATATCTATTAATTCCCCATCTGGGGCGAATACATCTGTGTCTGGTGTATCAAATACTGGAATTCCATGTTCATCAATAAATCCTTCGTAGTTCCATTCCATTGGGACAAACAGAGAATATAAACCAGACTTTGTCTGACCATTTCTATTTCTCTTGGTGACATCGGATGCGTTGTATAGTTTTTTAAAATTGTCTCCACCTTTATCTAATGCGTTTGAGGTTGATCCCATCATACATTTACCTATAATCCTACTACCTAATCGTAAACATGTTTTTGTAACCCTCCAGTTATTTAATATATTATCAGGTCTTTCCCACTTACCACTTTCGTCATGTACTAATAAATTAAGTTTTTCACCATCATAACTATTGTCACCAGTATTCTTCCAATCTATAGTTGTATCTAATCCTTCTAATTCTTCTAACTTCTCGTTAGATGTTATTTTCTTTCTAGTAAATTTACTAGCGGGCACTCTATATGCTAATTCTGTTTTTGGTCTATCCATACCATCTTGAATAGGTTTAAAGAAAAATGGATAATTTATGCTAATTGGCACAATTTTATCCGTAAACATTTTCTTTGCATCGGCACCTGTTTTAGAAAGCACTCCATATCTACTATCACTTGCAAGAGTAGCTAAATTAACTGTTTCGGCAGACGACATAAAAGAAAATCCTGAACGTCTGTTTTTAAGGTAGCACATACCGTAACACCTCTTGTCTGCTTTACAAGCTTCCCAAAAAATAAAAAACAATCTATTTGCCTCTCTAAAATCTGGAGCACCTACATCAATTTTACTCCATTGCAGATACATATAGTGGGTTCCTGGTATATAAGTTGGTTTGTTATCATTGGTAAACCAAAATCCTTCATCTCTTCTTTTAAACTCTTCGTTTATATAATCAAACCACTGTTCTTTATTTTCGTCTGGATAACCTCTCCAATCAAAAATATTTTTAATCCTACTTAGCTCTTTAGGATATTCTTGTTTAACCCACTTGTTTTTTTCGTGCTTATGTATTTCTTTAGGTTCTTTAGGTAAAGCTATCTTTAAGTTTTGAATTTCAAGTATCTCACCTATTTGACCAGTTTTAGATATAATAATAACATCATGTTCTTTATTGTATCCATACTTCCATTTTTTACCTTTATTAAGACGACTTATAGTCGTTTTTTTTATAGGTTCTATTATTTCAACTAAACTTTGCTCGTACATTATTTAGATCTTCCTTCTGCGAATCCTTTAAAAACCTGTTCTTTCTTTTCTTTTGATTCTTTACCTTCTAAAAGATTTTCTTCTTCTTGAATTCTACTAAGTATTTCAAAAGCATCAAATATGGCGAGTTTTTTAGTTGCCGCAGCATTTTTAAGTCTATCTGCTGTAATATCATCTCCACTATCAACAATAGGTTCTTTCGCTACTTTAATAAGCTCTTCAACTGCTCTTTGCCCAGCTTGGATTATACTCTTCTTCGTTTCCTTGATATTCATATTTGATTGTAATAAAATTAGATAAAACCCTATATAGTCGTTCACCGTCAATAACAAATTCGTATTCACTTTTTGGTCTAAAACCCACTAAATCGTTTTTTTCAACAGTGCCATCTGTATATTTGACAATACCTTGTAAGGGTTTTTCAGATTCAATATTAAATTGATCTATAGCCTTTAATGGTTTTACAAAACAATATCCCTTAGGACTTTTCCATTTATTGCTTCTCTTGTATAAAAAAATTTGATCGTGGTTTATAAAATACGTAGACTCGTTAAAATAACTTCTACTGTTTTTTTCTATACCATACTGGTTATGCCATCTTCTAAATACATTATGATGTACTATAACTTCATCCCCAGCTCTAATATCTGTGTCACCAACAATTGGAGTAGATACAACTCTTGCGTTCCTATTAATATGTTGATGATTGAAGATTTCGGTGTTAATAATTAACTCCGAATCCCCAACCTTCTTTTTGTTATTATATCGTTCTCCTATTGGCGTCACAACAAAGTTGTAAACGCTTTTCATTAGTATTCTAAATTATATTCTACAGATACAGCCATGTTTTTATTAAAGTCTTTCCACGGTAAAACATCTTTATCTTTTTTAATATAAACAGAAAACTTATCATTTTCTTCTATTATATCACAAATAATATGTCCACCATATACTTCTTGACCAACAGCATAGTGCATTGCGTCGTTCTTATAATCTTTACCTACACTAATCTTCCTTATTAGTTTCGACATTGTCATAGTTTATTTCCCCAGAGTTAATATTGATATTTACAGTACCA